TGCGCGTTATAAAGAAGCATTCTATTTCTCGCTAAAGTCTAAGATAAACATTGCGCCTGCTGCGTTTGTTACGGGCCTGTTGCCATAAAAAACTTGGTATTGACCAAACTCTGAGTGCTGCACTAGCTTTGCTTGACCTGATTTAAGATTAGTAAGCATCTCTACTGGCAATACAGCAAGGTCGCTAGGTGGAAGCGCAGGCCCAAGATTGGCATCTCTACCAGGCTTAGGCATATCAGCAAACCCACCCATCTCGTTGATCTGCTCCATTGTCAAACTATCGATTTTTGCTTCAAATTGATCAAATGTCATGTTGCGACTAGGTAGCAATATCTTGCTATCACCGTATTCAGCAATATTACCCACCGCTAGCTTTATAGCCTGCTCATACAACTCAACATTTAGTTCTGCATTATTGCCAGGTTGCAACCCAGCCCTTTCTGCTAATCCAATGTAAATGGTGTCAGCAACTAATTGCATGGCTTTAGATGCTTTGGTATTACTAGATTGAAATAACCCTTGAGTGGCTTGGAAAAACAAAGAGCGTGGGGTGTCGTTGTTCGCACTTAAATTGCCACTTAACTTGTAGTCAGGGTTTGCGTTTAGAGCAGATGCCCCCGCTAGGTAAGCGTTATAAGATGACTCCCCGTCACTTTGGAGGGCTAAAGACCCCACAACCGCCATCTCTCCAGCGTCTTCTTTGTATAAAAGGTTAAGCACTTGCTCGGCTTCTTCTTTGTCGTAGGCTGTAAGAATGTCATCTAAGGCGGGCACACCAATTGTCTTTAGGTCATTAAGCTGTGACCGACTCATGGGTGGCGCGTCTTCACCAATCCACACAGAGACTTTGGTTTGATTGTCTTGGGCTGTGGCTAAAGATTCAGCAATAGTGTCTTTTGTGATCTTTTCCATTGGCTCACCGCCGCCATACATCAGGAATGCTTGGTGTGGATCAGCCGCTATAGATTGCTCAATGGCCCTGTAAGCCTTTTGAGTCGATTGGTGAATAACAGTATTACGATAGTCAGCATCACGATCAAAGGTCTGGTTTAGCGCGTCAGTGCGCTCTTCACGAGTCATGCTCATTAATGACTGCACGTTGCCATACACATCACGGGCAATCTCCATTTGCTCAATATTCTCTGGATCAGTGAGTTGGCTAATGGTGTCATTGATTTGGCTAAGTTGGCCCTCAGTCATAGGGCGCCCGCTTTCAAGCATTATCTTGCCTTTTCTGGCAGCTTTCATGGTCCTGGCTTCTAGTTCTCTTGCCTCGCGCTCAACCCTAGCAATCTCACGATCTGCAAGCACTTGATCGTTACGCAGTTCAGCGTTCATGCGGTTTTCCATCTGCTGTCGCTCACCCTCATCAAATGTGGGGGGCAGATCAATGCCATCTAAATACTCTTGCCCACGGCCTAAATCTCGCTCGGCTTGGAACTCACTCATAATGCGGTTGGTGTGATGCTCATGCTGAAAGGCATCAAAGTCGGTGGCCATTTTGCCAGCCGTAATTAAACCCACTTCTAAGGCGCTCTGCTGGGCTTCTGCAAACTCTGACATACCGTTAGGGCTTTGCATTAAGTCGATCCTAGACTGCTCGTAGGCACCTGACAGGTGGCTAATTGTTCTACGACCCACTTCACCCCTGACTGCGTTGGTGTTATTCGTTAAAGTTGAGTCTGCGTATCGTGTAAATGCGCCCTGATTAGGGTTAAATTTAACGCGGCTACTGTAGTCTTTGGCAATCTTAATGTGAGCCGCTTGGTATTGTTCTAGCATGGTGCCATGAGTAGGCGCTCCATTCTCATCAACCCTAGCTTGGTTGTAGATCTCATCTTTTGCAGCACTGGTGTCGCGTGAGAATCCGTTAGATAAACGGCTGTACTCTTCATCAGTCTCAGCTTTTACGACCTTAGATTGATAATCATTAACTACTTTATTGAGTGCTGAGTTTGTTTGCATCTTGGCTGAAGCAGCAGAAGAGATTGCACCTAGGCTAATTTGTTCCGCACCAGGCACACCCGTTTGGTTTATATTTGGTATTCTCACTCTTGGATTCCCCACCAATTATTGTCATTGCCCACTTTACCCACGCCGCTAATCAATAAGCTCTGGCCTTGACTGCTCATTGAATCTGCCTGCGCGGCTGCTCCTGCTCTTCTCGCTGATGCGGTCCGTTTACCCTGCTCTGCGGTAAAGGCCATTTCACGCTCTGCCACATTAGCTGCCTCGGCCATTACAGCCAGACTTGACCCGCTGGATAGATCTACACCCGACTTGGCGTAGGCCACTACTCGCTGGCCTTGCTCTTGATCAAACTTGTAGCGTGAGCGCCTAAGACGCTCTTGTGTCTCTAACTCGGATAGCTGGGCATTCTTCTCGCCAGCTTCACGCATCTCTGAGGCTGCGCTACTAGCATCGCTGTGCTGCTTGACTGCTCCAGCAATTTGCAGAAATGTCATAAGGCTCATGCTTAATCTCCCACACTTAATGTGCCAAATAATGCAACGATGTGGCAGGCCAACGGCAAGTCTTGCTTAATTTCAATGCGGCCATCTAGGTCATAGCCTGTATTACGAATTTGAATGTCTTCAGAAATCACAGGCTCCTCGTTGCCATAATTAGTGCTGGGCGACCTCACTGGTGGACGTTGCCCGTTAATAGTCGGGATGGATGATTTTTCTAAACGAACAAAAATCTCGTTCCATCGCCTCATTTTGCCAAGGGTTGTGCCTTGCTTTGTATTTAACCCATACCGCATCGGTGTGAGCTTTGAAACGTATTTAAGGCCAATTTTAATGTCAGTGGCGGTGTAGTTAAGAGCAACAGACCCGCTAGAAACGACAAGATCGGGGTGTACCGCCCCATCGGCTGTAATCTGCACAGTCTTGCCCTCTAGGTGAGCAAGCCCTGTAACAGCAGATGTTGCGCTACCAGAGTATGAGATCATTGAGTCTAGAAAAATGTCTGGGGTGTACAGTTCAATATATTGCTTAGTTGCGCCACCAATCGTGCGCTTAACCACAAACCAAAACTGATCTGGCCCATCTTCTGATATGACGGCAAGGCTTTTGTAACTACCATCGGTGGTGTGTCGATGCCATCCAATGACTTCTTGGGTTGGCTCGTAGGTCAGCATCAGCAGCGCACCATCAGCTCGTAGGCCAAATAAAATTGAATCGGGCACGTTTGAATACGCTAATGCAGTTAAGCCCCCTTTAGTAATATGCTCGGCTAAGAAAGTGACATCGTCAGATTGAAAGCTATCGCTCTCCCATTTGTAGGCCACGTTACGAACTTGGGTGCCGCTTCGTTGAATAAAAAATATATCTGAGCCAACATAGGCTGGATGGCCCAGCTTAGATCCATAACTGGTCTGTCTACGAACATCAACATTAGTCGGGGTGATTGCAGACTCATTGCCGCCTGTCACTCTAAACTCACCGCCCGATGTACCGACAATCAGCACACGTTGGGCGGCCATCCACTTAATGTTGTTGACTCGGTCACTCGCAATCGCATAGCTCACCCCGCCATCAGCATTAGCACTAGGATTAAAATCTTCATAAATGCCAGGCTTTGACCCCCATATCGTTTGAGGCTTGTGTGCAGTGCCGCCATACCAAAGACGCTGCTCATAAAACACAACTGCGGCAGGAAAGCCTCTGAGACTGCTAAAAGCCCCTTCTTGCCATAGGTTGGTCGCATTAGTGTCAGCGGGCATGTAGGCCAAATCTTTAACGGTAACATTCGCTACTGTGGCCGACGCTACACTATTAATACGGACCCACACGACCTCGCCAGTGTTATTGCCCGGGTTGGTATCTACTAGCCAATCAGTACCAACGTGAGAAGCGTCAAACAAAGCAGCACTGGCAGTGAGATTTTGAGTCGCAGCACTTGTGGAGGCAAAAGTAAGCGTAAGGGCTTCGTCTTGGTTAACAGGTAAGAATGGGCCTTTCTTAAATACTTCATCAGCAATCGTCCAGCTTGCGTGAGCAAGTCTTGTTAGTTTTCTGGGTGGATGGTTAGGGTGAGTGATCCACATTACGTCAGCGTTCTGAGCAAACTGTAGCTCATTAACCTGAGAGTGAGTGTAGGTGGTAGTGATCTCATACGGCGCTGAGTTAACTTGGACTTGACCACCATTGGTATAGAAGCGCATGTAATTATTGCCAAACTCTAAGACATAGGTTTGATCAACGCTAAACTCAAATGAGATAAGTCGGGTGGTATGGGCTGAGTTTTTAACCTCGTTAATAAAGCGTGTACCGCCTCTTCGCTTGGCCCCCCCGTGGGGCAGTGCGATAAAGTTTTCCATGACCTCACAGCCAGTGTTGTATTTTTGTGAGTCAGTGCGCCCCATCAAGCGAGGCGATAACTCACCCGATGAAAAGCTATTAATAATTGGGGTTAGCCTCATGCGCGAACCCCAGCAAATATGGTGGCTGTAATTTCTTCAGAACCCACCTCGACACCATCGGCTGTCGCCGCATCGGTAATGGCTTTTTCAGACAGTTGCCACATATCATTTGAAAGTGATGGATTCTGAGTTAATGCGTATGAAATCTCAGCAGCGATTCGACACGCTAAAGAAAAGACTAAAGATGGGTCAAACTGCCCAGGGTCGGTAATACGGGCAACATATTTAATAGTTGCTGTTCCAGTGTTGCATACCAGGGTTCGACCTTCTATACGATATTGAGAAGACTCTTTAAGGTCCAGAACAGCAAGACAATACGGGTCATTAGGCAGGCTATATGCCTTGCTATAACCCCAAACTGGTGCTGCGGTTAGTTGAGCAAGTGTTGCTCGTTGAATGGCACAAGACCAAGGGTGTGACCTCAGTACCGCATCACTCGCGTCAGCGTATACAGCTCTACACACATTAGACTCAGTCGTGTCGTCAGTAAGAGAGGTAATGGGGTCAGCGCCTAAGAGGGCCAAAGCCCGGTTACAGATTGAAACTTTACTCGCCATGACTACCCCCTAGTTAAAAAAGGGGCGTATTTCAGCCCCTTGGTTGCTGCTACTTTTTTAACTAGGCTTCAGTACAAAGCACTTCAACAACACATTCGTCTTGAATGCGAGTGGCCCCCGCAACAAATGACAAGTACACCTGATGGGCGTAACTCTTATCCGGGCGTTCATCAATCTTGGTCGTCACATCCTTACCAATCCCTAAGCCCAATGCGCTTTTGCTAAATGCAAAACACTTACGCTGAGTGGAGTTAAGGTTTAAACGCTCAGAGCGCAAGAACTTGAAACCCATAAAGGTGTCAATGTCGCCTTGGACCAGTGCTTTGATAGAGTTGTAATCGGCAGACTTCACTTCTGTGGTGTTTAACAAGTTAGAAACCTGTTGAGATCCTAGTACAAAGAAACGCTCCTCATCTGGATCAGTCTCGTTGCCATCAAGGATCTCTTTAGTGCTTATTAATTTAGCAAGGGTTAAACCAGCAGACCCATGAGCGATTTTTTGACCAGCAGGCAGCGCCACGTTGGCACCATCACCATCAACCGCGTTACCAGTGGCAGCAGCAATGATTAAATCATCAAATGCACGAGCCATTGAGTTGGCACCAGACTTGGCGTAATTCGACTCAGGGGTGATCAACATACGAACCTTATCCTCATCATCGATGAGATCAGCCCAATGATAATCGGCCATAGTCGCAGTTCTGCGCGAGTGCGGAACATCAAGAACTGGGGTGGTGGTGTGACGACTTGATTTAACAATAGCCGCGACAGTCCCAAGACGTTCAAAGTGAAACTTCTCGCCTGTGACTGACTGCTCGTTAACTGAACTGCGTAAACGCGAACCTTTTTGTTGCGCCAAGTGGATTAGATTATCCTGAAACTGCTGCACAAACGCTTTTGAAATTGTATTAGCCATGATTCATTCTCCGAAATTGGCAAATTGAAATTGGCGTTTTGAGCTACCCTTGCGGACTCTTAACTGGCAATAACGCTTGCTTTGACGAGATATGAGAAACGGCTCATCTAACCCACAGGACTAAGGATTAGCTACCCTGTTAGTTAGATGATCGTGTGTTTTCGCGCGGTTATTAGTTTTTAAACCTCTTCTGGATAGGCTTGAGAGTAGAGGCGTTCCATCTTTTCAACTTCGGCTCTATGCTGTGGGTGGTTGGCAATATTGTAAGGGTGTTCTTGATTGCGTCTAACCTCGCCAATACGATCCAGCGCTTCAGTGGGCGACAAGGTAAATCGTGAGCCTGACCCCATGCCTGCGGATTGTTCCTCGGTCAGTGTTGCGCCAATGCCTGCCATCAATCGGATCATGCCTGGATCATTAGCGAGGCCAGATTTAATCAAGAATTGCTGAGTTTCAGCATCGGCATACGCCAGCACCGCATTCTTAGCTTGAGCTAACTTGGCATCGTAGGCATGGCCCCACTCTTTTTTAAGTAAGTCGTTTGCCGCTTGCATTTCTGCATCTCTGTCTGCGTCAGCCTGGGTTGATTGGCTTTGGGTGCTTTCCTGCCAAGACTTGACTTGAGCAGTGGATAGGCCATTGTCATGCGCCCATTGTAAAAATTCAGGGTCAGCCCCTTCAATTTGATAACCATCCTTCGTCTCTGGACGACCAAGACGGGCATACATGGCATTACGAGCTTCGTCCTCATCGCTGGAAAGGTTTAATAGGGTAGGCACTTTATCTGTTAGCTTGGCATTAAAGGCGGTCCAATCATCTGTGCTTGCATCCTCACCCGGTATACGGATTGAGCCGCCAGCGTACTGTTGGGCATCAAGGTAAGACTTGGCTAACGTGTTTAAATCAGGGATCTGTGACAGGGATTCATTGCCTCGGTATTCTTCTGACAAACCAGCGTGCCAGGACTCGGTTGCTGTCTCTGCTGCTTCACTCATTTTCTTTCTCCACTATGTTTTTAATTTCTAAATATATGCTTCGCTGCCCTTCTTTAAAGGCAGTTTCGCAGGGGTCTTTGCTGAACGAAA